ACCAATTAAATCAAATGTAATGGAAGAACCGAAATTTAAAGTACGCGCTGTCGACTTTGAAGAAAAGTCTCTGCAAGAGCTAGAGACAGAATTAGTCGAGCAGCATCAACAGGAGGTAGCTGAAGCAACTTCAGAGGCTCCTAGAGAAGCACAACAAGAGACGGTTGATGCTTCATTGCAAGAGGGTTCAGTAACGTCTGAAACCCCACAAAATATAGAGATTGATGATAACGTGATTCTTTCTCACATTAAAAACAAGTACAATAGAGAGGTTAGTTCTATTGACGAATTAATTCAAGAACGAGCTGTTCAAGATGAATTAGAGTCAGATGTAGCTGCCTTTCAGAAGTACAAAAGAGAAACAGGGCGTGGAATAGAGGACTTTGTTAAGTTGAACAGAGACTTAACCACAGCAGACCCTGAGAGACTACTTGCTGATTATTACCGAGAACAAGGTGATGATGACGAGGATGTGGAGTATAGGTTGAGTAAGTTTTCTTATGATGAAGACCTAGATTCTGAGGACGACATTCGCGAACGCAAGCTGTCTAAGAAACAAGAGCTGAAAAAGGCGATTAAGTATTTTGAAGGTCTAAAGGAACAATATAAGGTTCCTCTTGAGTCAAGAGAATCATTCGTTCCACAGGAAGAGAGAGATGCTTATGAATCCTTTAAAGCATATAAGCGTGACCAGTCCTCTGAGCTTGAAGAACAGACCAAGAAGTCTGAGTTTTTTCAGAAGAAGACAGATGAGTTCTTCGCCAACAACTTCGATGGATTTCGATTTAATGTTGATGATAATAACGACATCGTTTTCAAACCTGGTGAAGCGAAAGACATCATGGCGAAGCAATCTAATATAGTGAACTTTATCAACAACTTTTTAGATGATAAAGGATACTTGAGGGATGCCGAACAGTTCCACAAAGCTATCGCTATGGCTATGGATCCAGATAAAACCGCTAGGTTTTTCTATGAAAAAGGAAAAGCTGATGCAGTGACTAATTTTGATAGAGAGTCTAAGAACATAGATATGAGAAGTTCACCGACACCTTCACCAAAGGCAGGTGGATTCCAAGTCAAAGTGTTAGAGGATAATGGTTACGAAGGTAAATTAAAAATTCGTAAACGTTAAACTAAAGTAAAATGGCAGGTTCATTGAACACGTTAACTGGATTAGGCAATCCAGCGGTAGCCCTAAGCCCTAGCTCGGTAAAAGCTACATTGCCTACTAATTATCTTTCTAGCTCTGATTTCGATTTCTTGAATCAGTATCTTCCTGATACTTACGAGCAAGAATTTGAGCGATATGGAAATCGTTCAATTGCTTCTTTCCTACGTAATGTTAGTGCTGAGATTCCTTCAGCTTCTGACTTGATTAAATGGGCAGAGCAAGGTCGTTTGCATACTAAGTATACAGATGTAACTGTTGATACAGGAGTAGATGGAGGACCTACTACAACTTTTGTTGTTGGTGGTGGCACATGTAACTTCCGAGTTGGTCAAACTGTATTTTTATCAGATAACACATTGAATGTATCTGCTAAGGCATATATCACTGGTGTTACAGCTCCTGATGAATTTTCTGTAGCTTACTATGCTGCTTCTGGTCAACCAACAGGTTTTGCTGCATCTACAGGAATCACTGCATTTGTATATGGTTCTGAATTTCAAAAAGGTGACTTGGGAATGTCTGGTTCACTTGATCCAGTAGATGACATCTTCGAGGTTAAGCCTGTAATCATTAAAGACAAATTTGAAGTATCAGGTTCTGATATGGCTCAAATTGGTTGGGTTGAGGTTACAACTGAGAATGGTGCTTCCGGATACCTTTGGTATGTTAAAGCAGAGCATGAGACTCGTCTTCGTTTTGATGACTATCTTGAAATGATGATGATCGAGCATGTTCCTACTGAGGCAGGTTCTGGTGTTGCATCTACTGCTTTGACAGCAACTTCAGGATCTCAAGGTTTATTTGATTCCATCGAAGACCGAGGAAATGTGTGGTCTGGTGGTAATCCATCTACATTGGGTGAATTCGATGATATCGTTAACCGCTTAGATAAGCAAGGTGCTATCGCTGAAAACGTATTGTTCGTTAATCGTGAGTTCTCTTTCGATATCGATGATATGTTAGCTGCTCAAAACTCTTACGGAGTTGGTGGTACTTCTTATGGTTTGTTTGATAATGACAAGGATATGGCTATCAGCCTAGGATTTAGTTCTTTCCGAAGAGGTTATGACTTCTATAAGTCTGACTGGAAGTACTTAAATGATGCTGCTCTTCGAGGAGGTATCGTTGGTGGTGCTGTTAATGGAGTTCTTATCCCTGCTGGTACTATGTCAGTATACGATCAAATCATGGGTAAAAACATGAAGCGTCCATTCCTTCACGTTCGTTACCGTGCTTCTGAGGCTGAAAACCGTAAGTTGAAAACTTGGGTTATCGGTTCTGCTGGAGGTGCTTCTAATAGCGAGCGAGATGCTATGGAAGTACACTTCCTTTCTGAGCGTGCGCTTTGTACTCTTGGAGCAAATAACTTTGTATTGTTCAAAGACTAATAATATAAATGGGGAGATGAAATACTCTCCCCTTTTTTTTTAATTTAAATAGAATCAAATGAAGACAACAAATCTAAAGGATAAAACCTATCTTTTAAAGCAAGACAAAACTCCAGTTAGTTTTTTTATTCAATCAAGAAGTAATAAGCGTAGACAATTACTTCACTTTGATGAAGAAAAAGGAATTAATCGTCCATTACGATATTCTAAAAATCAAAAATCTATTTTTGAAGATGAGCAAGATGGAACTGCTATTTTAGAACCTATTGTAATGGAAGACGGTAAAATGAACATTCCAAAAACAAATCCTATTCTTCAGCAGTTTATGGATTTCCATCCGGATAACATTAAGAATGGTGGCACATTATTCTATGAATTTGATCCACAGAAAGCAGCTGAAGAAAGAATAAATAATTTAAATCTTGAGGTTGATGCACTTGTTGCAGCTAGGTCTTTGGAATTGACTAAGATGCAATCTATTGCTCGTGTACATTTAGATGGTAATGTAGATAAAATGACTTCTGCTGAATTAAAGCATGATATCTTATTATTTGCACGAAACTATCCTCAAGAGTTTTTAGATGCAATTGATGATCCTGATTTAGATGTAACAAACGTTGCTGCAAGAGCATTCAACGAAGGATATGTTACATTTAGAGCAGGAAAAGACATACACTATAACTTAAAGAACAACAAGAAGAAAATTCTAACTGTTCCATTTGGTGAAAACAAAGAAGATGTATTTATGTCTTGGCTAATGTCTGATGAAGGTCTTGAGCTATACAAGTACCTTGAAGACGAGTTCAACAAATAGTATTATCTTTGTACTTTGTTTAACCCATTAATTTTTTTAAAATGGAAAAATTCGTTTACATACCAGTTACTGGTCTAGGAAATCAATTAGTATCTGTTACAGGAATCAAGTTAATTGACGAGGCATCTTCAACAGCAACAGCAACTACCATTCATTATAATGATGGTACAACTACAACATTGACTCATGCTGCTGATACAGCATTCAGTGTTTTACTTGCTATGCAAAATGCTGTTACATCTGCATTGACTCAGTCTTGGACAAATGTAGCTCCATTAACAGTTTCATTAAATGTTGCTGTTTCTGGAATTGCTAACGCATAACACCTTGTATTTAACACATGAAGAAGGCACTATTTGTTAGTGCCTTTTTTATTATCTTTGTACTATGATTAATAGTGTACGAAATACAGTCCTTTCAATTATTAGCAAAGATAATCGTGGGTACATAACTCCAATGGAGTTTAATCTATACGCAAAGCAAGCACAGCTAGAGATATTTGAGAGGTTGTTTTATGTATACAGTGTAGGTATAAATAAGCAAAATAATCGGCAGCACAATGCAGGATATGCAGATATACCAAAACAAGTAGAGGAAGCAATCGATATATTCTCTACATACGGTATACTTACTTACAACAACATTACACTTAAATACGAGATTCCAGCAGACTGCTACTATCTCGATAAGGTATTGTATGACAATATTAATGAGATAGAAAAAATATCTCACTCAAAAATAAACAACGTATTGTTGTCAGGCTTTACACAGCCATCAACAACATATCCAATATACACTAACTCCTCTAATGAAATACAGGTATATCCAGATATTATCTCTGGAACAGGTATAGTTACAGCTCAGTACATTAGGTATCCACTTGATCCTAAATGGACATGGCAATCATTCACCAATGGCGTTCCTTTCTTTGATCCATCAGCAGTTGATTATCAAGACTTTGAACTACCATTGAATTATG